ATTCTGAAATACCCTCAACTAGCCTGAACCAGCAGGAACCAGCCCGAACCAGCGGTGGTTCAGTCATATCTGGTCGTATCGAGCCGAGGTTGGTTACGCCTGTTCCACCCGGTGAGAGTTTTGGTCCTTCCCTGACTGCGTGGGCTAAGCGCGTGCTCAATATTGATCTAATGGATTGGCAACAACGGATCGTAAATGACGCTTTGACTGTGGATGCCGACGGCGACTTCGTGTTTCGTGAGGCTTGTATTAGTACGGCCCGTCAGAACGGCAAGAGTCTTGTGATGCGTGCTGTCGCCGGCTTCATGGCTACCGAGTATGCAGCTGCACGTCGCGAGCCTCAGACGATCGTCATTGTGGCTAACCAAAAGCGTCGAAGCATGGCTTTGTTTCGTGATGTCGTCCGCGACCTTGAAAACTTTGATTGCAAGGTTCGTTGGCAGAACGGTGACGAGCGGATCAACTTCCCTGACGGCTCGAGCATTTCAGTTGTTGCGGCGTCAGCTCACGCGCACGGCCTAACTGCGTCAGTTTTGCTGGTTGACGAGGTGTGGGATATTGGTCCCGACGTTGTTTTTACAGCCCTGCGGCCTTCACAGATCGCGGTCAAGAATCCCATGATGATGATGTTTTCAACTGCGGGCGACCAAGGTTCAACAGTGCTTTTGCAACTTAGAGAACAGGGCATTTCAGCAATTGACTCGGGCCAACCGACGGCGCTCTATTTCGCTGAGTGGTCACTTCCGCCCGGTGTGAGTCTTGAAGATCGGTCGCACTGGGGATGGGCAAACCCAGCGTTAGGAACAACGATTACGGCCAAGGCTTTGGAGTTGGCTTACGACTCGCCGAACCGTCAAGCGTTTATTCGCGGCCATCTAAATTTATGGGTAGACAGCACCAATTCCTATTTGCCGATCAACCTATGGAACGACCGCAAATCCGACCGACCAGCGCCACCGACCCAGTGGCTCACCATTGACTCATCGGTTGATGACTCGCGCTACGTCGGAATCTCAACCGCTTTTGATGACGGTCGCGTCATCGTCTCGGTCGCGTTTGTTGTCGAGTCGGCCGCGCAAATGTGGGAGGAAGTTGTGCGGATCATGCACGACCAAACCGTGAAACTTGCGGTCACCCCATCGCTAGAAATTCACTGTCCCCCAGACTTGCGTCGTCGGATGCAAATCGTCGGCTACGCCGAGTTACTCAAATGGACTGCAGCTTGTCGCGCCATGATCGTGGAGGATCGCGTCAACCACACTGGCGATATCGCACTGGCCGAACATCTCGCCCGAGCCGTGGCCGTCAAAACGGGCGGATCCATCGTGCTTAGTTCGCAGAAGTCACCCGGACCCATAGAACTCGCTCGGTGCGCAGTCTGGGGGATCATGCTCGCGTCCAAACCAGTCAGGTCTAACAAAGCCGCTTTCGCTTTCGGGTAGGGGTACTTACATAGACGCAAAATCTGTGAGAGACTCGGAAGCGATGGGAATTTTCGGAAGCAAGAAAGTAAACGCTACCCCCGCGTTCGCTTCTGTTCCCGTTCAGGCCGCCGCAGGTGCGGCCTCGCAGGTAGGCGAGTATTATGCGTACTCTGTCGGGGAGTTGCAGAGGCTCGCTCTATCTGTGCCTACCGTTTCTCGTTCCGTTCAGATGATCGCGTCTATGGTCGGATGCTTAGAACTTAAGCATTACACCACTCAATGGACTGGCGAAGAATACGAAGAGATCTATTTAGAAAACGAGTCGTGGATGGATCAGCCCGATCCGCGCGTCACTCGAAACTTCATTTTCTCGCAACTAGTAAGTGATCTCATGCTGTGGGGTCAAGGCTTTTGGTACATCACCAGCCGATCCTCCGCCACAGGCCGTCCGCTTTCGTTTGAATGGCTACCCGCGTCAATGGTCAGTCTGGGCGACCAGCAAACCGCACAGCGTTTCGGTCCATCAAATGACATCATGTTTAACGGTGTGCAACTGAACACGGATGACGTCGTTCAGTTCTTGGCACCGACGCAAGGACTGCTTTACACAGGCAACCGCGCCATCATGACGGCGATCAAATTGCAACAGTCCGCCGACCGTTTCGCAGTGAATGAGATTGCTGCCGGGTGGCTTCAACAAACCGACGCATCTGAACCAATGTCCGCTGAAGATCTTGGTGAACTCGCAGCTGCTTGGCGTAACGCTCGACAGACATCGGCTATAGCGGCCCTTAATAGCGTGGTCACATTTAAGGAATTTAGCAGCGACCCAAATCGCTTACAATTGGTGGAAGCGCGCCAGTTCCAAAGTCTTGAATTATCGCGTGCAACGGGAATCCCACCGTACCTTCTCGGAATCGGGGTGCCCGGTTCGTACACATACCAGAACGCGCAACAAGCACGCCAAGACCTTTACCTGTTCGGCGCAAAACAGTACATGGACGCAATTGAGCAGACACTCAGCATGAACCAAATTCTTCCGCGCGGACGGTACGTCGAATTTGATGTTTCTGACTACATCTACGAAAACGATTTAGGGAATGTTGAGCGCGAACCGTCCGCAACAGAACGAACATCTGAGGAGATTTCATGATTCGACTAACAGCTGATTTACCCACAGTTGACTTCGCAAAATCAGAAGAAGACGCACCAGCGTCAATATCTGGAATTGCGGTGCCTTGGGCTCCAGTTACCGCGACCGTTTTAGGCGGACAGCGTGTGGCGTTTGAGCGAGGCGCTTTTGATATCAATCAGAAAGCCGCGAAGCTCATAGAAGGGCATGACCTTACGCAATTGCGTGGCACCGTTAACGCTCTCGCCGATTTTGAAGAGGGCTTGGGATTCACCGCGACCTTTGCAAAAACGAGAGCAAGCGCGGACGCAGTAGAACTGATCCGCTCGGGTGCTTATGACGCAGTCTCAGTTGGTGCCGAAGTTCAGGAGTCGTACTACGACAAAGAACTGAAAGCCACCGTCGTCACCCGTGCTTCGCTAGTCGAATTGTCTTTGGTCGCCGTGCCAGCGTTCTCGGGCGCAGAAATACGCGACCTAGTGGCTCAGGCCGACGAACCCGAAGAAGAAATCCCAACAGAAACAACCCCAACAACACCATCCGAGGAGGATGAAACCATGTCAGAACCCACAAGCGTTGAAGCCGCAATCGCGACTCAACCGATCTATGCAACCGCCAAGCGCGAATTCAAATTGCCGTCAATGTCTGAATACATTTCGGCTTTCGTTCGTGGAGGAAGCGATTTCGCACAACTCAACGAAAACATTCGCGCCGCAGCTCCCAACGTGACCACGCCTGACATTCCCGGTGTGATCCCGACCCCCATCATCCAAAATGTGTTCAACTCGTTTGTCGGCTCGCGCCCTCTCGTTGATGCAACCACGCTTCGACCCATGCCGCAGGGAGGCTCAGTTTTCATACGCCCTGTAGTAAATGTCCATGGATCAGTGGGTACTGCCACACAGAACACGACCATCACCGCGTCGGCTTTCGGCATTGACGACATTCAAATCACCAAGACCATTCAGGGTGGCTATGTTGAAATCAGCGAAGCCGCAATTGACTGGTCACAGCCTGAAGCACTCGGACCGTTGCTTGACGACATGGCTCGCGTGTACGCAGACCGTACCGACTTGCTCGCCTGCTCGGAATTGCAGACTGGCACCACCAACAGCAATCCTTTTGCTAACGCATCACTTGCTGACCCGGCTTACTGGGTTGAGTGGATGTACACCGCAGCTGCTGACATTTTGACTGGTTCAAATGGCAACTTGCCGTCCATCTTGGCTGTGTCACCAAACGTCTGGAAGTTGATGGGCAGTTTGTCCGATACCGCTGACCGTCCGTTGTTCCCACAGGTGGGCCCAATGAACGCATACGGTTCGCTGAATGTTGCTTCGACGCAGGGCGCGTTTGCTTTCGGTTTGCGCGTCGTCGTTGACCGCAACTTGACTTCGGCTGGCATGACCATCCTTGACCCCCGTGCACTTGAGAACTACGAAATGGCGAAGGGTGCAATTTCCGTTGAAATGCCCTCACAGCTTTCACGCCAAATCGCGTTCCGTGGCTACTGGGCATCCAAGGTCATTGACCCCACGCTCACCATCAAGGCTGATTTCGTCTGATAGACGGAAACTACGAGAGGATCTGAATCATGGCCGTATTTACCGTCACGCACGCACAACGTGTGGACGACTACGCCGTGATTCAGACCCTCGAGGCAACCGACATCACGATTGGTCAAACGATCGTCGTCGCAGGAGTAGGAAACAATTTTGATGCGACTTACATCGTTCAAGCTGTCCCTACTTTTCTGTTTGTTGGTGTCGGCTATGAAGGTGATTTCATTTTTGATAATGAAGTCACCATCACGAATCAACTACTTGTCAAATCAAACTTCGATAACTATCAAAGAGCTTCAGCGACTGGAACAGTAACTTGGACCCAGAGCTGTACTTGGTTGTCATCAACTGCGCCTGTAACAGAGTTTCTTGGGATCGCGTCGGCCACGGCAAATGACACCGCGTTTCTCACTACTTGTGTCGCAGCTGCAAACGCCTGGTGTTTCAGGCGTCGCGTGCAGGCTGGTTACCACGACAGTCTCACGACCGTCCCTGACAGTTCAGTGCTGTTAGGAACCACGCTTTACGCCGCAGGGCTCTACCGTGAACGCGGGACCACTGGAGACAGTTACGCATCGTTTGGTGACATGACAGGACCACCGCTGATGACCTTGGGTCGAGTGAACCAGTTGCTTGGCATTAAACGCAGTCAGGTGGCTTAATGTGGCAGGCATTTTCACAGACACCATCAACACGGTGTCAGCGTCGCTCACAGCCCTTGGGCTTAAGCCAGTCACCGATCCGCGCAACGCACGACCGCTCACCGTGTTCGTTGAGTTACCGACGTTTACTTGTTTCAACAACCAAGTTGCAGACATCACAGTTGATCTCCGAATCCTTGGCGCGCCACCCGGCAACCAAGACGCATCCGATTACATTCTCGGAGTGGTTGACACAATCATGAACAGCCCTATCGCCGTTTTGAGTGGCTCACCGTCGCTCGCTCAGATCGGGTCACAAGAACTACCCGCATACGACCTAACTATCAGAATCGCTTCCAAGCGCATCCCATAAAGGAAAAACCATGCCCACAACAAAAACCGTTTACCTGTCCAACCCAACCGTCACCATCGGTGGAGTGGATGTCACTCAGAACACCTCTGCGGCCAGCCTCGAAATCGGTTACGATTCTCTGGAATCAACTTCGTTCGGCGATACTGGACACCGCTTCGTGTCGGGCCTCCAAATGGTGAACGTCACCTTGACAATGTTCATGAACTACGGAACTGGCGAAATTGAAGCCACCCTGTTTGATCAGGTCGGCGACGGCACCACCACTCTGGTCATCTCACCAGCGGGCACAACCGAGTCCGCAAGCAATCCTGAGTACACGATCAGTAATGCCATGTTGGCTTCGTTCACGCCGATCGTAACGACCGTTGGAGAACTGAGCCAAGTCAGCGTGAGTTATGTCGGAGGCACTTGGGCCCGCGACATCACCAACCCGTAATCAGCAACTAACAAAAGGACCCCGACATGATTGGCATGACATTAAAAGTAGAAATGGCTGACGGTGAAACATTCGAAGCACCGATCACTTACGGAGTTGCGTGCAGGTGGGAAGATCATCACCCCACGCTCTCCGTGGGCCGTTTCTTAGAGGACATGAAGTTCAAGCCTCTCGCATGGTTGGCTTGGGATGCGTTACGAACCAAAAAGATTGTGGTTCCGTTGTTTAGCACTTGGGTAGAGAACGTCATGGATATCACGTTTGTCCCAAAAGCCAAACAGGGCCCGCAGGAAGAGCCACAAACCTGATCGCGCAGCTCGCTGTTCGTACAGGCATCAGTCCGTTGGATTTGATGGAAACTCCAGCCCAGATCGTTGATGAGATGGTCAGGTTGATAATCGAGCAGAACGAGAGCAAGCGATGACAATTCAGGTGAAAGGTGTGGGCGAAACGCTGAGAGAACTTGGCAAAATTAACCCTGCTTTAAAGCGTGAATTGAACAAAGACATTCGTAACATTTTGAAACCGTTGCTGGCTGAGATTAACCAGTCAATTCCGTCGTCACCTCCGCTGTCTGGAATGGCTCATAACGGTCGTACCGGGTGGAGCAAGCGCAAAAACTCGGTAATAAAGATTGACAGCCGTAAGCCCCGCAGGAACCTCAACGAGCCCCGTATGAGTGTCCCTGTCAACATTGTCCGTATTACAACTAAGGGCGCGCCTGTGGCGATTGTAGACATGGCTGGTAAAGGCGGAGGCACAGTGTCTAAGCGTGAACCCAAGTATCAGCGTCCCATGTTTGCCAGTTTGTTACCCAATGCGCCGTCGCGTTTCATGTGGGCTAAAGCAGCGGACTCGTTGTCTATGATTGAACGAGAAATGGACTCCACAATTAGGGCCGTGGTGCTTGAAGCAAACCGAGAGATGGCAAGGATTCGCTAATGGCAATCAACATTCCGATCATTACCAGTCTTGAAGATACGGGCATCAAAAACGCTAAAGCGGCGTTCAACGATTTCAAAACTGCTGTCAGTCAAGCCGAAGGTGGCATCGGGAAGTTTAAGGCTGGCTCCAAAGTCGCTTTGGATGCGGTTGCCGCTAATGCTTCTACGTTTGCTGTTGCAGCTGGTGCCGCAGTCGGCAAGTTTGTCGCTGATGGAATCACAGCGTTTCAAGACATGGCGTTAAGTGCAGGCAAGT